CACCAAGGGCTCGTATGGCGGTCCCGAAAACAGCTACATCATCCACAATCCGACTCGGGAAACGATGCACGAGCTGGGACGCAAAGCCGGCCAGGAAAGCGTTGTTTACGGCCAGGACGGCAAGCACGAGCTGATGTACACCACGGGCTCCAACTCAGGCAAGGCCCACCCTGCTCTTCCCATCGTTCGGTATTCTCACGAACAGCCCGACGACTATTACACGACCATCCCCGGCCGTGGACACGTCAGCTTGCACTTCGATTTCGACAAGCTCAATGATACCCCCATCAAACAAACGATGCCTCTGTCCCAGCAGCTTTCCGCTCAGGGAATGAGCAAGGGCGAGCTTCGTTTTGCTTTGGCAGGAGCGCTGAAGAAAGCTCTCGAAGCTGCGGCACCCAAACGCCCCAAGTGGGCGGGTCACTACCCCTGGCACGAGACCCAGGGCCACCATCACAACAATTCTGGTGCTGGCATCCTGCTGCACGAGCCCCAGTTTGCAAAGCTCATCGCCCTGGCTAAAGAAGAGGGCGAGCTGAAGTCCCACCCGACCAACGACCAGGTGGCGGCTCCTGGCAACGCCAATTACGCGAAGTACGCTGCTCCCTACGGCAAGGTCGACCCGGGCACCCCTTCCAACCTGAACATTTACCCTCATTCGGCCCAGTCGCGTCCCCTCGTCGACAAGACGGTTGCGGACCACGGGTACAAGGTCTACTACGCGGGCGGCAAACACGGCAAGCCCGACCTGGCGAACAAGAATTACGAATCGGGCCACCTCATGGTCTATGACCCGACCCCCGGTGGCGGTGTGGCCGGCGATGACGAGGATTACACCCACCAGTGGCGCTCGCTCCATGAGCTGGCCCATGCCCAGACCCTCAAGCCGCTCAACGAGAAATATGGCGAGGGGCGCCGCATGGGCGGCCTCGGCAAACAGCGTACCCTTCGTGAGGCGAAGCGGGCTGTCGAGTGGGAGCACATGGCGACCATCAAGCAGCGCGAGCTGGCCAAGCAAATCGGACTGCATATTTCAGACGAAGATTTCAACCGCGAGCAGAACGTGGTCATGCACAACGCCCTTCATCGTGCAGCGACGGGGAAGTTCACCGACCCGTCCGAAGAGGGGTTCCAGCCCCATGCCCACTCCGTTCCGTTGTCCGTTGCCCACGGGATGCTCGACGAGCACGCAAATTCCATGGGTTTGGCAGACCAGCACTCATTGCTGAAGAAAGCCCTGACGGACCTATTTCTGGTCGTGGCCCTCAAAAAGGTCACGTCACAATAATTTGTTGACCGTTGCAGAATTTTGTCCCGTATCCAATCCAATCTTTCATCTTGAGGATTTAGCGTGAGCGAAAAGACCCATACCCCACAAGAAGTTCGCGCCGAGCTGGCGAAGGTCATCAAGTCGAAGGTCGAAGCCTTCGCTGACCACGTCAAGACGTTGCGCGCCAAGGAGCTGAGCAAGTCCGAAGCAAAGGGCGGCAAGCTTTCCAAGGCAGAATTGTGCCCTCTTTGCGGCAATCCCGACCGTCCCGGTACCTGTATCTGTCTTCGCAAAAATGCAGTAGCAGGCTACGGTCCCAACGGCGAGGACCTGTCCAAGAAGACTCCCCCGGGCATTTCCGAAGAAACGATGCACAAGCTCAAGCGCGAGTACAAGGGCGACAAGAGCAAGGCATATGCGACCGCGTGGGCCATCGAGAACAAGACTGTCAAGAAGGCCATGCCGTCTTCGAGCGCAGCTGCCCTCGCTCCCAAGCCGCCCAAGGTTGCAACTCCAATTGCTCAGGTCAACCAAGAGTTGGGTGGTTTCAAGTCTGTTGTGAAGAAGGGTGAAGGTTCGCCCGCCAGCCCGTCCTACGGTGCCAATGTGGACCCCGCCGACAAGGCAGGTATGCCCAAGGCCGGCAAGGACATCCCCGAAGAGGGTTCCGGTGGCAAGGTCACCAAGGGCAAGAATCTCGCGAAGGCAGCAGTGCCCGCGAAGGCCGCAGCTCCGGCCGGTGCAGTCCCCCAGAAGCCCAAGGCAGTGGTCGGCGTTCCCGGCAAGCAGCCTGTTGGGGAAGGTGGCGGCGACGCATTCAAGACTTCCGTGGGTCAGGCCAACAAAGAGATGGCTGGCTTCAAATCGATTGCCTCGAATCCGACAGCGATGCCGGCCGCTGGGGTGCACCCCGCTACCGCAGCGGGCCTCAAGGACGTCAAGTCCCTCAGCCCGAATGCGCAGAGTGCAGCCAGCTGGAAAGGGCAAGGCCTTCCTGGGCTGCTCAACCGACTCAAGAGTGTGCAGGCCCCCAAGCCGGCACCCGGAGCTGCATGGAAGGGGCAGGGGCTTCCTGGCCTTTTGGGCAGGCTGAAGAGTGTCCAGGCCGCAAAGCTGGCGCCCGGACAAGGACTCCTCACGAGTAAGCGTTTCCATGGCGCCCTCCCCCTTCAACGTTCGGAACATGACACCAAAGAGAAGATGGACACCCTCTTTGGTGCTGACCCCAAGGTTCTTCATCCCTCCGACAAAAAGGCCAAGCCCGTCAAGAAGGCGGAGCCCCTCATGAAGAAGCCGGCACATGGGCTCGGCAATTGCGCTCTTTGTAGCAAAGAAGAGCACTCGGGCATGTGCAAAACCGATGGCATGGCAGGTGGTACGATGCCTTCTCAAGGCCTGATGAGTGCCAATCACAGCCGCACGATGTTGCGGGTCGGCCCAATGAAGCGTTCCAAGGGGCGCTAAACAACTTTCAAGAATTCAACACACCTCAGGTACTCACGGAGATTAACGGAAAATGGCACAAGAATTTGTAACCGACGCAGGGACCCTCATCATTCCGGGCGCCGTCGCCTCGATTCAGGTCGCGCAGTCGAGCAGCGGCCTGTCCACGACGGGCGTGCTCATGATTGTCGGCGAAGCTGACGCGGGCCCCGACTTCACTCTCGAATCCGACATTGGCCAGAACTCGTTCGGGCCGACGCAGATGGCGGACGTTCAGGCGAAGTACAAGAGCGGCAACCTTGTGGATGCGTTCCGCAGCGCCACCGCTCCGATGAATGACCCCGACATCCAGGGGGCGTTCAACCGCGCAATCCTGGTGAAGACCAACCCCTCGACCAGGTCCACGGGGACCATCACATCCTATGCGACCATCGAAGACCGCAGCTACGGCAAGCTGGGTAACCTCATCAACTTCAAGGTCACCTCGAAGCAGGCCGAGGTGGTTCCGACCACGGGCAAGTTCGCATTCATGCTGCCCATCGATGACACGAATTACAACGTTCGTATCAATGGCGCCGCAGAGCGCGCCCCCTCAGTGACCATCCCCGCTCTCTCGCCCCCCGTCTTCTTCAAGGCGCAAATCGATGGCTCGGGCATCACTGCCACTGGCGGCCAGCTGGAACACCTGGTTGATGGCCCCCTCGCGGGGAACCTGTCGCTGGTTATCGTCTCTGGAAACCAGGTTCAAATCAACTGCTCGGTGCCCTTTGTCGGTACTCCTCCGGTCGCTGGTGACACGGTCTACATTCCGTCGACCTCGCCCCTTGCCTCGGTTCATACCAACAACGCCGGCAGCTACATTGTGACCGGCTTCAGTGCCAGCCAAATCCTGGCGACCAAGCTCTTGGACGTCACTGGCGCACACAACGCCCTCACTCCCCCCACTGCTCAAACTGCTCTGGCTATTGCCGCCAACACGGACCTCCAGGGCTTCACGGCCATCGAGATTGCTCTTGCTGCGGGCAGCCCCATCCAGGGCTACGGCAAGAACCTCCAAATCAGCGAGCTGGCAAGCACGGGGCTCATGACCGACCTCATGTACGTTCTCGTGAATGGGGTTCCGACGAAGGCAAGCTGGGTCTCCACGACCACTGCTCCTGTTGTGATTACCTCGGCGGCAGAGTATGTTGCCAACCTGGTGGTTTCCCGCCAGGTCGACTCCATCACCGAGACCTTCGCGGCTGGTGGTCCTCCCACGCTTCTGATTGGCTACCTTGGCACTACTGCCTCGATGGTCAATGATGGAACCACGCTGACCATCACCCTTGTGGGTGGCGCAGGCGCAGGGCTTTCTCCCCTCACCATCACGCTGGCCGATTTCCCGACCATCAGCGACCTCGCGACCTATATCGGTTCTCTGGCAGGATTCACCTGCGCTCCCGGTTCGGCCGTTCTCGGTTCGCAGCCGTCGAATTCTCTCGACAAGGGCACGTTCGAGTTTGCGTCGGAGCACGGTGGGACCCCGGGTCGCATCAAGCAGGACGCTTACCGCATCTTTAACAACATCCAAAACAATGGCGTTCTTGCGCAATTGGTAGCCCAGCCCGTTGCAGGCCAGCCTGCGGTTCAGGCACTCTCTTTCCTCTCAGGTGGGGGTCTCGGCGCAACGACTGACGCCATCTACCTGGCGGCCATGGATGCTCTCAAGCTGGTTCGCGGCAACTTCGTTGTCCCCTTGTTCTCGCGTGACGCAACCGACGACATCGCCGACGGTCTGACGTCTTCGGCTAGCACGTACACCATTGCGGGCGTGCACGCTGCATCGTTGGCACACGTCCTTCAGATGCGTACGCTCAAGGCGCGCAGGAATCGCCAGGCCTTCCTGTCGTTCCGTGGCAAGTTTGCAGACGCTCAAACGGCTTCTGGCACGCTGGGTACCGCGTATTGCTCGATGTCGTTCCAGGATGTCAAGGACCTCGGCCCGAATGGCGTCAAGCAGTTCCAGCCCTGGGACAACGCAATCAAGGCAGCCGCCGGTCAGGCAGCGGCTTTCTATCGTCCTATCTTCAACAAGATTTTGAACATCTCGGGCGCCCTTCAAGCGGCCGGCGATTTCAACGACCAGGACGATTCCAAGATGGAAGACGCCCTCACCTCGGGCCTGCTTCCCATCCGTCGCGACGAGACCGGTTCTTTCCACTTTGCTTCGGACCAGACGACCTACGGGAAGGACAACAATTTCGTCTTCAATAGCATCCAGGCCGTATATGTGGCGGACGTTATCGCCCTCACCACGGCACAGAGGATGGAGAAGGCCTTCGTCGGTCAGAGCATCGCTGACATCAGCGCCTCGCTCGCCCTCAGCACTCTGGAAGCAATCATGGGAGACCTGCAGCGCCTCAAGCTGATTTCGGCCAGCGACGATGCGCCCAAGGGCTTCAAGAACGCAAAGGTTCAAATCAAGGGCCCGGCAATGGTGGTGGACGTTGAAGTGAAGCTCGCAGGAGCCATCTACTTCATCCCCATCCGATTCGCCATCTCGCAGGTACAACAGTCGGCGTAATTATTGGGGCCGAGGCAACTCGGCCCTAATCTTCTTTACCAAGGAATCAAGAGAACATGGCAGCTCCAAAAGTAATGTCCGGCGCCCGTGCCCGGGTTGGTATTTATGACCCCGGCACCGGCAAGACCCGCGTCATCGGCTTGTTCAGCAACGTCAGCTACGGCCTGACGTATGAGACTCAGCCTGCGTACATTCTTGGGCGGTATTCTCCGGCCGAGATTGATTACACCGCGCAGAACGAGGTGTCGATTCAGTGCTCTGGCTATCGCGTGATTGACCACGGTCCTCACCGCGAGGGGGGTGTGCCCAAGCTTCAGGACCTCTTGACCCACGAGTACATCGAGCTGACCGTCATGGACCGTCAGCGCGAGCTGCAGGGGCTCGATGGTCGTATCGCAAAGTTTCGCCAGGTCCGCCCCACGGGGTACAACACGAGCATCTCGGCTCGTAACCTGGAAGAGCTTTCGGTTTCGTTCGTTGGCATCCTCGTCGATGACGAGAACACGACCAACACCGAAGCGGCCGGTTCGACGAACCTCCCGTAACGCGGCGCATCATGACGCGCAGGGCCCAGTCCGCTCCCAACGGATTGGGCCTTTTCCATTTCTGGGTCAGATTCGCTATAAATACTGTATGCTGACTCTGCTCTTCGTCTACCTCACCGGCTTCATCGTCTGTCTTTTGGGGGGTGCTTTTCTGGCCGGCGCTGTGAATAGTATTGACAACATCAGCCTGGAAGAAGTTTTTGAGACCATCATCAATAATTGGTGGCACGGCATTCTTATCGCAGCCATGTG